CCTTTATCGACATTTATGGAGCATGAGGCATGAACATCATCGTGAAAGGGACATTTTATTATAAATTGAGGGTTTTCTAATGGTACATCAAACCCTGCCTCAAGTAATAGTTGTGTCCAATCCATTTCTACCTATCCTTTTTGTTTTTACGAAGAAATAGAACGACTTCATTCTTATAACCATATGCATCTATGGCAATTCCGCTCTTTATATCTCCAATCGTAATAGGAACAGCCGTTTTAGTTGAACCTTTACTCGTAAGAGTTTTTACAACTGTACTATTCGCCTTCTCTGCCGTCTTCTTAAACAGCCAATTAAACATATTCACTCACCTCCTTTAAAATTTTTGATCTTCATAAGGAATTTCTTTAATATTTCCCTTATTTACATCCCATGTTAACATAGTAGCATCTAAATGTAACTGACCATCTCTATATTTCTGATATTGGACTAATCTTTTTTGATCCTCCCCTTCTACCATCGCCATTGCCATCGCTACATCAGACGCTCTAATCAACGCATCTCCAAAAGCTACCTGATCAGGTCTAGGAGGAGCATACATATTAGCAGCAGCATCTCTAGTAGCCTGAGTAGAGACGAAAATAGGCGTATTTGTGGACAAACACAGGTTCTTCATACCGTAAAATACTGCATGAGACTGTTCCCACATAGCTTTTTTCATGTTAATTCCAGTACTTACAAGATAAATACCATCTAAAACCACGAAATCAGGTGAATGTTTCCTAATAAGACTAGCAATACTATCAATTGTTATGCTAGAAGCACCCTCTATATGGTCACAAACTAGTAATTGTTGTTCTTCTACAGCTTGAAGAAAGACTTTATACTCCTCTTCATCCATTTCATCACCGTTTCTCAAAGCTCTATGTGATAAATCGTATCCCATCATATTAGCTAAGACTACATCTGTTCTTAAACTAATGGCTTCTACAGGCATTTCTGTAGAAACTAACAAGGTTCTGAAGCCATTCAACACTGCTGTAGCAGCTGCATGAACACATAACCATGTTTTACCTACTGTAGGTCTTGCATATAGCGAAATAAGCTCTCCGGGCATCCATCCAACACCTGTAGAGTTAAGAGATGGGAATGATGTAGGTACTCCAAGTAATCCCCCACCAAATTTACGTCGCTTTTTACGCTCTTTCCATGACTCTAATCGCTTATCAGCCTTTGTACTATACTCAACCACATCATCATCATAGACTAATTCAACATCTCCCAAAGCAGCCATTATTTTAGATAGTGCTTGTTTAGGTTCTGTACTAATTAATTCTTTATTTGACTGAAATGTCCCTACTATCTGCCTAAATAAGACCTGTTTTTGAAATGCATCTAATGCATAATCTAAATTAAGACTTTGTGCTGATGGATCAAGTGTTGGATAGTTCTCACATACTGTTTCTACAGATGGAAACTCCCCATAAGTATCGAAATAATCTACTATAAACTTATAAGCATCTCCATGTTTTTGAAAATCAGACCTAGAATACTTAAACTTTCCTAGAGATGCTCGTGTATTTAAGTTAAAAACAATTCCAGATTCTATAAAATCACTACTTTGCATCTATCCCTCCCTTCTCTCAGAATATAAAACTCTACTAGTCTCTGTAAATATGTGTAATACACCTGCTTCTACTACGCTTTTCTGTAAGACTTCCTGTGCTTCCTTAAACGATGTATACACTCCTAAATTCGTTACTGTTGACGTATCATCTTGAATATGTACAAGTGTATACTTTTCTTCGTTCTTTGTCAAATTAAGATTAGCTTGTCTTAAAAGTTCTCCACTTCTTCTTGTTCTTCTACCCCTGAAAAATCTACTGCTCAAATACTTCTCCTAACTTCTCTCTAAGAGTAGAACGTAATTTATATGAAGATGTTTGTAAATCTTCTGAAATTTCATCCATAGTTAAACCTTCAAGACGTAATAAAATAAACTTTCGTTCTATAGAAGTTAAATCAAATCCCGATAATAAATCCTCGAATTCTACCTCTTCAAAAGTATTTACTGGATCTTCTAATGCTTTTAGTATAGACGATGGAATCTGTCCATCATCAGTAACAGTGGTTTCTAGACTTAAATCTATTGGCTCTCTACGACCTCTAGAAATTAAGGTTCGTATTGTATTAACCATAGATGTATGTAAATACGTATGAAAGATCACGCCACGGTCTTCATCAAATCCTTTAGCTGCTTTAATAATAGCTATACGCAATTCTTGTGCAATATCATCCTTATCCATTCCAGTTACAAAAGTATTGGCTAATAATCTGTTAATTTTAGGTTCCCACTGTGTAATTAAATCATCGTTAATTTCCATCTAACTTGACCATTCGCCGTCCTCACAAACTCTAGCAATTGCTCCATATACTGAAAGGTCTTGCCAAGTTTCTGTAATAGGTTCAGCTACTTCAGGTTTCTCGTTCCTTTTGTAGAGGTTGATTAGCCTTTCAAGTTTATCACTACTGCGTACTAAAACACCAGTAGTACCAAACTTACTTATATTATGTGGGCCATAATCATGCTGTTTCTTATCAAATAGTTTAATATCTTCTAGAAACTTATTGATAATAGCCTTGGTTTGTGCTTCTTGACATTCTAAAACATCATATAAATACTCTGTTATACTTTCTAATGTTGCTTTAACTACTGACATAAATTTTTCCTCCTCTTTACCTACCCTAAAAATTTTCTTACCTTTGGATGTCTACTAATTGCGCCTAACAATAAACCTGATATTAATACTCCTGAAAGAACAAATAATATATTGACTTCCGTATATCTGCCGATAAGTACTAAAGCCATATCTTCTGCAAAATGTGCTACTGTAATGACAGCAGAGATAACAAAAAGTCGTTTCATTAAAGATTACCTCCTTTTTTATTGCCCCAATGCGGCGATTTAGACTAAGTGTACCACATAAATTCATAGCTGTCAAATTTAAACATCACGCCTACCTCGATTATAACACAAACGAGAACAATAGATATTTTTATACCCTCGTTTATATCTCTGAGCGACTTCACTACGCCTTAAATAGAACTCAACTGTACAATATGAACATTCAACTTTAATTCTATTATACAAAAAGCGGCAATGTTGTGAACAAGTAAGACTAGCTTTCCTACTATTCATAACATTACCACAAATTTCGCAATGTTTTATATTTAATTGATGGGGAACATTAGTTACCAGATCATTTTTCTTTAATACATGAAAGACATATACTCTAGAAACTCCTATTTTTCTACCGATCTCCGCATTCGACATCAATGGATGTTGATGTCTCAATCGAACAATCTTCTTTTTGGCCCTCATTTCCTTACATTGCTTCTAAAGTCTCTATTCTAGTCTTTAATTTTTTAATTTCTTCTATTAAAAATACAGTTAATAATTGATAGTTTAAAGCATCCGGTCTATCTTCCTTATCATATCTTACCACTTCTGGTAAGATTTTGTCAACTTCCTCAGCAATATATCCAAATTTGGCATTTCCTAACGTACTTACATGCCCTTCTATAAGGTTAAAACTCTTTGGATCAAGATTATAAATTTTAGATGAGTCAATCTCCAAAGGTCTGATATTTTCTTTATATCTCAAAGAAGAAGAAGCTGCTGCCCAAGACGTTTGTCCTGTGCCGTCATCAGTTAATTGTTCTCCATCACTTCCGTTAGTTTGAGGAAATGAGAATACATATTGATTAGTTGTAGTCGAATGCGCTCTAAGCACTAAAGTACCATCATATACTGTAGTACCACCATCTGTAGCAGTAGCTTGTAACACTAATGCTTTCCACCCTGATCCAAAATCCCTAAAACCATCACTATCCCGTATATCCCCTAAATATGTGTACTGGACACCCGGTGCAACAAAATTCTCAGGTCGTGACCAAGTAGTATTATCTACAGTTACATTAGATCCTGCGCCACCAACAGTTATAATCAAAGGCCGAGATTCAATATCCATATTCGTCTGACCTAGCGGAATTCTAAGCCTAAAACCTCTATTATCAGCATTATCCAACATATTAAACTGTCCGGTAGATGGTGAATCTGTATTTTCACCTATAGTAACAGTAGACCCTGCTGCAAGATCACCTACTATTTTCAAAACACTTCCTGACCATTGAATATGATCTCCATTAGTTGGGCCAAATTCAAATCTAGGAGTACTCCCACCTGAATTTTCTAATATATATCCATTAGTGGTTGAGTTATAAGTTTTTGTGGTACTACTAACTATTGAAGCAATTGCGCCTGAACTACTAATTACGACACCTGTTCCAATATCAGAATTAAAAGCTTCTAGTGCTTCACTAGCACGAATAGATTCAGAAACAATTGATCTAGCAGCTATATGATCTGCATTAATATTTAATCCTTTTCCATGAAAGGGTACTATACCTACAGTTTGTAGAGTATCTCCTGATCCCCCACCTCTTGTTGCTATGGCTAATAACCCTCTACTAGCTGATGTAGCATTTTCATACGCATTAGTTCTGTCTAGTACAGCATGGTTTATTTCAGAAGGTTCTGATGTTTCTGATCCTCCGGAATCTACTAACTTAAAGAATATATAATATACATCTCCTTGACTCCCTGTAAGTTCACTAGTATTGCCAGCATTAATAGTAGTTGTAGTTTCGTCAGTCCATTTAATATTTCCGTCAACACCTGTCCCTAGCGCACCACTTGTACCATGAATATACGTGTCTGTATTAGCTGGGGTGGCTGGAGTACTATCTGTAGAAGTAGTTGTTCCGGCATATAAGACTAGATCTGTTGACCATGGTTGAACAGTTTTCTTTAATAAGGCTGTTGAAAATGCTCCTTCCCCAGCACCATCTCGACCACCAAATAGTCCTGTCCCTGAGCTATCCCTAATAATTATGGCCTTATGCGACGCTGATATCCCTGCTCGTGCATGACCAATAATAACATGATCCATATCTGGATAATAGGAATCTTCTCTAGTAAAAGTAAACGTAAAAGTTCCGTTAGCGTCTGGGTTTTGATCTGGATCAAAGTATACTTTATATAATATTGGATAACTTGTATTAGAATCTACAGTAGTGACCATAGCAACATTACCAGCCCTAACTTTAAATTTCTTCATTTGACCTATACTAAATTCACCACCTGTCCATGCCATAGTAGTTTGATTAGTAGGAGTAAAAATAGCTGAGTTTGTAGCATCAAGGTCTCTGAAACTCCAACCTAACCCTCCCATAGGTACATTCATAAACCTAGCATATTTCTGTGCTTCCCCTGCTACAGCGGCTTTTATGGAATTAGGTTCAATTCCTTGTCCTATAGTAGTTCCAGCAGTATTAACTCCTGTACCTTTATACATAGTTACTTGCGCTCCAGCCTGTTGTGTATAGATCGCTTCTTTAACAAACATATAGCCTTCAAAATTAACAAGAACGTTATTAGCTCTTATATAATGTCCTGCTCTTACTGGAATATAAAAACGAAGTCTATTAGTTGCACGATCAGAAGAAGTATAGTTAGTCCAGTTTCCAGTGTTTAACGCAGCCGTTATAGTTGCCACGGTAGAACTCGTATCTGCAATGGCTGTTACATACCCATAAGCAGTTTGAGTACCAGTGGAATCTACTTTAGCTATTGTCATTCCTACACGTAAGCCTATATCCCAAGCTGTTCTCCCTACTGGTGCAACTAAAGTGACCTGCGTAGCAGATGCAGCCGTAGCTGATGAGCTTAACTCACCTGTTTCTATATAAATAAATGGAGGAGGTGTAGTATTTACTACACAATCAGTCCGTGTTCCTTTAGCTCTGGTTAAAGAAGACGCTATTCTCTCTCTTACGATATCTACATTTTTAACGGCATTTCCAGAGAGTCTTAATGGTTTCTGAATACCATATTTTTTCATAGGTCTATCATCATCTGGAGTAAAGGTAAAAGTATGATTGCCATTAGTTAAAACAACATCGGAACCACCTGTCGCAATACTCTCAAAATTTACCTTTTGACTTCTTGCATCACGGTCAGTAAGATCATTTTCAAATGAAATTAGTATAAATCCATCACCAGAATTAGTACTTTGATATTGTAACCTACCTACTATAGGATGTGTATATATAATATCATTATCAGAATGAGAAGCTGCTCCTGAATAACTAGCGTGGGTACCTCCCCATCCTCTAATAACTGTTAATGAGGTAGGATTTGTTGTTGGACTTATAGCCGTAACATACATATTTTCAGTATCAATCATTATTATGTCACCAGCTTTAATAGTATTGCTCCCATCAATAGTTATTGTGGTGACTGAGGAATTAATATCGTCACCATCATTTATTCTAGCACCTGTATCTGTATTCACCCCGAATTTCCATAAATAATCGGCAACTTCTTTTGGAACTGCATTATCTCCTCTAAGCCTAGCCCATGCTTTACCTTCCCATGCAGATGTACTTTCAGTAGGATCAGCATGAATAAAAGCCTCATTAGGTGTACCTTCTATAATCTCAAAGTCAAGGGACGCATTATCAGTAAGGGTTGCATCATTAGCATCTTTATATTCATTAGATAAAGATACAGTTGCTCCAGTATACAAATCTGTTGGAGGTTTATGAAAATCATATTCTGCAAGCATGGGTATTAACTTACCAGCACCAGTAGTCTCATTAGCATGTTTAAACGCTAATCTATCTGCTGCAAACGTCGAAGATACTGGATATTCTACCGTAAGTCCATCAAAATTAGTCGCAGTGGCTTGAAATTTAGTTCTAGTCCCTCGTTTAAAATAATTGAAATCTGCTGCTGGATTATCTGTTCCAGCAGTAGTTGTATATTGTGTATCTACATAATAATCATATCCAAAGTCTTTAGCAGGTACACTATTTGCTTCATGTACATCATTATGAGCTATCTCAGCTATAACTTGTAAACCCTGTTTTCCTAGAGAAGCGACATTAAATTCGGTTCCCGTCTCTTTGAATACTCTAGCACTAGTTTCAAATTTTTGTGTATCATTGGTAAGAATATTAGCTGTACTAATCATTAATGAAGAACTATGTGGGGGACTTCCAGAATCATTAATAATCTTCTGAATTACTTTACTTCTTGTGTTAACAGTACCATCACTTTCAATAAGAATATTTTTATCATCTGTGGGAAAATCTGCTAATTCAGCAAGATTATCCCTAGCATAAAGTTTAATAACCTGTCCAAAACCCAGATCATACTCTTGTTTTTCGGAATACACTTTACCGGCAAAAAGTACTACATTAGAGTCAGTTTCAATAATTCTTATGGGTAGAAAATCTGTAAATATACCGGTTAATGGGCCAAATCTATCGTCACCCGAACCAAAAGGTTCAGCAGATGGATTCAATAATGTAACCTTAGCAACTCTTGGATTGCCTAACTTATCAGTGATATCAACTCTAACAAGAGCATTTTGAGAAGAGTTAGTTTGCGCCTCTTCCCAAGAATCACCATCCCAATATTCAAGTATAGATACTGCCATTATGTACTATCTGCCCTTCGACTAGTTACAACAAATTGCATACTAAAAGCATACCTATCTTCTTTTGTTGCGTCAACTTGGAATCTACACTGTTGTACTGCTACTTGATAAACAGCCCCTCCAGTAGAAAAGACACCGCCTGTAGTCCCTAAAGCATAAGAAGCGTCACCCCATTCTAACTCTAATGGATTCCCTTCACTATATATTTTTCCTGTTACAAAATCTTCTAACTTATTCTTATATGGAATATAATATGTTTTAGCACTTGGACTCTCTCCAGAACCCGTTGTTCTAGTAAAAGATATAGAAGACATACCTTGAAACCCTGCAGTAGTATTTGAAGTATTTCCACCAATAGTATCCACCACGCCAGACAAACTAACAGATGGTCTATATACACCTATATCAATCAATTGAGGAGATTGTCGAGGTATAGGAATCTGAATAGGCGTTTTAGTATAACTAATAGATACATTGTCACATTTCAAAGCATATCCAAACTCATCTACTGAATCGCCTACATTCTTATGTGGACATGTTCTTAACAACACTGCAATTTCTGGTTCTGCCATTATTTATCTCCTTTACCCGGGATTGTCTATCTCAAATTGATAATCACTCTGATCTTCGATCTTATTCTTTAATTGTTGGATTGACGAAGATGTAGTCACACCTTGATCATTCATATTAACCGTTAAATTCACGGTATTATCTCCGTTACCATTTTTATACCTTTGACCAAGAGCTACACTTCCTCCTACATCTACGAGTAATCCAGCAGCAGACGCACCACCTGCTGTTAATGTGGTAGCAGCTAGAGTCTTACCAGCATAAGCGAAAGCAGCTTCCCTTCCATGTTCTTTATATGCTTTATATGTTTCGTGCATACCAAATCCTAATGTAGCAGCTGCTCCTAGTACTGGGATAGCTTTAGTTGCTTTAGCCGCTATACCTACTGATTTCAATGCCCTACTCATCACTTTAGGATCTTGAGCTTTCTTAGCAAGTGTTGCCATGCGACCTAATGTTCGTCCAATACTGCCGAATACTTTTGATTTTGAGAGGATCTCCCCTGCTTTGCTCATTATCTGTTCAACGATCTTTAAAAATAACCTATAAATCTGTCCCGGAAGTTTTGTTATTCCCTTAATAATTCCATCTACTACAAATTTTCCAAGATTTACAATAGGTTTGACCATTGCAACTAGTTTTGGTCGGATTATATCCATTACCCAACGGCCTACTGCCCAAAATGCCTTACCAATGGCTACTCCAACATCCCCAAAAACAGGAACCATCAGTTTAATTAAAGCCGCACCCGCCCTACCCAATACACCCGGTAGTCCTCTGATTAATTTAGACATTAGAGGAATAATTAATCGACTAACAATTCGCCAGCCTACTTGTAGCATTTTAGGAATTCTATGAAACTGAGTAATAAAGAATGTTACAATCCATCCTTGTATTCTTCTATCAGCGTCTTTAAACCAATCCCACAGATCAACTAGTTTTTGACCTACAAACTCGCCTAGATCCAAGAGTGCCTGTCCGATAAAAGGGGCAGCTGTTTTAGTAAACCATGTACCCAATTTAGCAAGTAATCCTCCGAAGCCTTTTTCCCCCAGAAGCATATCCAAACTTCCGTCCCAATTCTTCAAAAAATCCCTAACCCAATCTACAATAGCTTGTATTCTAGGAGCAATATGAGTTTCCATAAATTTAGCAATATGTGGAATAGCTGCACCTATCATACGTATAAAAGGTATCAATAGAGGAAGTAGCGGAGCTAACATAACGTCAACTAATGCACCAAGTAGCTGGAAGACAACACCAATTGTACTAGTAAATATCTGAGACTGTTTAAGTATTGCCCCTACCTTGAAATTTAAACCTAGCTGACCTTTAACAAAACCCATTATTCCCTTAGACATTCGCTTGAAAATGTTAGGATCTGGTTTTTCGTCATCCTTCTCTTTGTCGTCTTCAGGAGGCTTCGTTTGTCCTGCAGCTGATGGTGGGCCACCATTTTTTAATAGCACTTCTATAGTTGTTGCCATAACTTACTCCTATTTAACGTTGAGATGCAGCCATAGATCTCTGTTCGTCTTCCTGCACTTTTTGCTCGAATGCTGCAGAGATCCCCAAAACAAAGTTAACTTCTTCTTCCGAGAGCGTCTGGATAACATCCCACGGAATTCCTTTTCTTAACAATTGAAATGTTACTATCCAATATGAAAATACTAGGGCTTCCGTCGGATCACGAGGGTTCGCCACTCCCCTCAAATATGTCATTGCTCTTTTTTTATTGTTCCTGAATCTATAGTATCATCCATACCTTCTCCAAAAGCTTTAGGCACTATAGTTTCTAAGGCTGTTCCCAACCGATCATCAAAAGAAAGTAGTAAAGCTTCCGTAGTTCTTCCCCACGGAGCCTCTACTATCATCTCTTTCAAACAATCTCTCACATAACCATCAGCACTAAAACTTGTATTACCTGTACTATCCCAATGAAGATTTTTAGAGATTAGCTGATTTCGTTTACTCCACGAAAGTGCTTTTACGGAAATCTCAAAAGACTCTTTGGTTCCAAGAATTTCTATTGTTCTTGCTTCTGGTTCATGTGATATTAAATACTTATTATAATCAAACCCTGCCTTTACTTTACTTTCCTTGATACTTGTCATATGTCCTCCTTCTATGGATATATTGGTTCGTAATCCCTAATATCTATTTTCATACTTCTAAACACTATGTCTGCATCTGCTGTAAGAGGATTTGCATCACTTATATTGTGAGGAGCCGTTCTAATAAACGCTCCTTGTTCATGTCCTCCTTGAGCAGCCGTACCATCATTTGGTATAGTAATCTTTATATAATCTGTTTCTGTTGCATTAAGATTCTCTATATCTCGTGTAAATGTTAACTCTATACCAAATCCTTTAAAAGCGGTTCCCCCTCGATAATCGCCAGCCAACAACAACTCTCTAAATAGATCAGCAACATCTTCAGTTCCTTTATTTGCTGAATCATTATGTGCTAAAGTAGCTGACATAGTATATTCTCTTTGACCTTCAAATTGCTCTTTAGGTGTCCTTCTACCGTCATATTGTGCCCCTACATAATACTTAGGTTCAGGAGCATTACTAATAGATAAGTTAAAGTTTTGTAGTCTAGCTAATGCTGTTCCACTTGCAGCAGCAACGTTAAACATTCTCACCTCGCCCTGCGAGAAGTAGTATGGTGCGGTAGAAGGTCTATCAAATGTTCCACTACTATTATATTTACCAACTTTAGTAGAAATAATACTTTGCATTGATGTATATCTAGGCATTGGTTGGTTTGTTGGCAATGATGGGTGAGATTTTACATTGTGTACCATATCTAGGAAGTTTACGCCGTCCCAACCACCTGTTAAGAGTCCTCCAGCCTCAGCCGATAAGGTCATACTCCCAATCTTTCCACCTACATATCTTCGTTGCCATATATTAGTGTTTGCATCATCTACAAGAGAAACATTCCAAGTAACAGGAGTCAAGGCAACCTGTTCGTAAATTGTATGTAAAAACTCTGTAGAAGCACTCACTGTAGGAGCATATAAATCTTCGTTATCAGCATGATCATATGATAATGGGGGCCAAACTTGCAATGTAGCGTCAGCCGAACTAGAGACTGCTGTTACAACTTGCCTAATTTCATAGACTACTTTGTCACCGACAGCGGTTCCATAAGTCGTACCAGAATGAATACCGTTAGCTCCAGCTAGATCATGGGTACTTCCACTAGGTACTGTCTTACCACTTGGAACACCAAACAATATATAACTTCCTGCAGCTATGGTAGAGTTTCCACTTCTATCAATATGTACATGTGTATCTCCAGCTTTAGTCGCTCCAGCTAAATTCCATGCAGTATCACTAGCTGCGGCTACAGGAAAGGTTACAACTCTGCCAATAGGAAACCGTAAAGGGAATCCATTAAGCATTATCATTCCACCCATAGACCCTGTTAGAGTTTCCTGTCCTGCATACATCTGGTAGAAGTTTCGATTCGTTAGATTTCCTAGAATATAACGTGGCTCAAAGGCTTGTTCTGGGTCAGGGCAATCAACTGACTCATACACACCGGGAAGCCACGTAATAAATTTACCTTTATCATCAGTTGAGGCAGAATCTGGTGACTCATCGGCTGCTGTATTTAAATACTCTACTAGATCAGTACCAGCACTAATTACTGGATGCGGAAAACCGAATGGGGTATCTACAGTTACAGTAGCCGTACCAAACCCAGAAACTACTCTCCGAACCTCTTTAGGGCCACTGAGATAAGTATTATTTCCTATTGCTATAAATGTTTTAAGATTCGCACCACTTCCCGGATTAAAAGCACCAGTTAAAGTAACTGATCTGTCTCCGGGTACTACTGCCGTAGCTACCCCAAGACCAGTACTACTAAAACTAGCATTATCTCCAGCTTCCATATAGCCGCCCTGCCCCACTTCTGGTGCAAAAGTGACTGTTGCTTGATCAGACCTATAAATTGCCATGAGTTCCCTCCATTAATAAAGACTTTCTTATATATTATACTATATTAATACTAAGTTTCTAACAGAACTGCATTATTTTCTAACATTATCGTTATCGTCCCTGTCCAAAGATTAGTTTGTTCCTGTGTCACCTCTTGAAAATTAATGAATCGTTGTCGTTGGAAGTTACTTAATGAATGCATTCTTGCATGACAAATTCTTCGTACTTCCCTTGATAAATCATATAATCGTTGTCTACTTGTTAATGTATATACTTCTAGATCTAAATTATATGTTCTGTTACCATATTTCCAATTTCCTATAGGTTGTTCCTCTATTGCTGGACTTCCAGCCCTCCCAACAAAATGATCATTATAATTTAAATCAAACCGCATAGGTTCACTAGCACCTGTAACCTCAATAAAAGCGGGTTTTTTAGAAGTTCCCGAAACATTTGAATATGTCCACTGACCTTCTAAATCAACAAGAAATTCATTTATAGGAACTGGTTCAGTAGGCATTTAAAATACCTCAAACGCTTTGATATAATCTAACCTATCTGCAGTTTCTTCCTGCCACTGTTGAATTCTTTCAGACATGCTAACTCTATCCATACCACTCACCACAAGATTTCCAAAATCTGCCGTTCTAATAACATCCATAGCAGCTAATTTCTTTGCTGCATCCTGCACTATACCACCTTGTCTATAGTCAGTATTAATATCTCGTCCTGCTAAATAAGTTATTTTTATAGGCATTGTAAATTCACCACCACCCCATCTCCATACAGGTGCATTATAACTTGTAAATCTAGCTGGCAATAGAAAATACCGACTAAATTGAACCATTCCTGTATCAGGTACTAAGAAAAAATCCGTTTTTCTTCCCTGAGTTTTAGTATCCCAGCTTGCTCCATTCCAAATTTTAAGAGTTATAATTTTATATGCATCGGGTTTATCTAATTTCATACCATTTAAATTAAATTCGTGATATTCATCATGGATATATGCAGGTCTCCAAGACTTTCTTGTTGCCATATCTATATATGCTTGCGCTTCATGGATATATAATTCAACAGACTTCTTTGTTGGTATAGTAGACGTTGTAAAATCTGTAGTACCTGTAACATTATTTAATTGTAGAAGATTGAAAACATCTTGTGTAGTACAATACGTATTAAAAGGTCTATTCTGAATCCTTTTAATAGTAGGAGCAGTTGAAACAGATGTGGGTGAAGAAACTCGAACCCAATATATATTGACACTATTTACGGTTAAGGTTGCCCAATCACTCATAACATTTTGCGGAAACATTTCTGCTCCATTTCTGGAAAAGTCATATTGTGCCCCTTGATCGTCATCAGGATCAAGTTCATACCTACCAGATGCTGGTACAAACTCTGTCCAATTACTACCGTTACTATATTCCCACTTCAAAGCACCTAAACTCCCAGCTACATCTATATCAAAAATAGCCATGTCAAACCGTTCTCCATGACCTAAATATAGAAAATGAGAAGTTCCACCAAGAATAGCGAAAGCAGTTCCTGCTGGAGACTGTGACTCTAATGTAACATCAGTATATGATGATCCATTATATGTAAAGACTGTTTTAAATTCCCATCCTGCGGATGCCATATCTTACTCCTATTATTTAGGGATATTCCACGGTTCTAGTAATATCATCTGCTATTTCCATACCTAACTCTTCTTGCTGTCCTTTCGCTGGTGTCTCTAATATCTCTTGAACAACTGGTTCTGGTTGTAGCTGCTCCTCTGGGGACAGCTTTCCTCGTAGATACATTGCTACCCCATTCATATTCTGAATCTGTTGAATCATTTGATCCCTACTTGCCGATATTCTATTTAGTTCCTCCACCATCTTTGTTATTTGCTCGTTTACCGCATTCAAATCTGCTTGTATATCTATTTCTGACATGTGCTTCCTCCTTACCTATATTTCTAGCCTTCTACAGTATATCATATATTTTCAATTACCGCAAATTATATCTCTAAATTTGCATCTCCGTTATTAACTCCAACTATTACAGGTACTGCAACCCGAATGCTTTATCGCATTCTTTTTCGTCGTATTAGCTGACGAGGTAAAGCTGTCAGTATTAGTGATGAAATCACGTAGTGTCCGTATGTTGTTCTGAGCCGTAGCGAAAGCCGCAGCAGCTTCCTCTTCCTTTTCTATGAAATGAGCCAGAATCTCCTGATTATTCGCCATTAGTCTCCTCCTTCAATATCTTCAATGTACCCACCGCCCAACATCTCGTCCAATTTCCGCATCATTAATTCCATCTTGATTATCATTCGCTTGCCAGTAGTTCCGCTGGTGGTATCGAATACCCAGTATCCTTCGTCATCATGAGGAGATAATAGGGTGATGTTGTCCGTGGCATCAACAACCTTCAGTTCTCCGCCGTCACTATACAGGCTAACACCGCCAGATAACGCACCTCTAGGCGGGACGCCGTTGAAAATATCTATGGCTTTCGTTCCCTGTCCTGAGATAGTGTAATTCCCCGATGATACCGTCGCGCTATTCGATACAATAACCTCTGTATTACTATTCCTCGCTGTAATCTTTCCCCCGCCTGTTGCTGCTCCGCTAGCGTTGGTGAACAGGAAGACATCCCCTATCATCGCTGAAGTCCACGTAGTACCTGAACCTGTAACGGTTGTCCCCGATTGGGAAGCCGTCCCTGTCGTGTAATTAGTTCCCCGAACCGACGTATCCCCAACCTGTAAAGAGCCTAGTTTGGTAATGGCGCATCTAACTCCAGCGTTTGTCCTGAAACTCATACGGTCGTTGGTATGGTCGTAGGCAATATCCGCTCTATCGTTATCGTCACCGTCTCCGAAATAGATAATGCCGTTGGAATCATTGGTTGACAGTAGAGCTATTGCCGTATGACCGTTATCCTCTATAATCAAATCCGCTCTTGCTTCGGCTGTAACAGAACCAGCCGAACCGTTCCAAATATGTACTTGGTCGTTATCAGGTGCTGGCGCACTAGCAGCAAGACCTATCATAAGCCCACCAGTATTTTTCTGCATATACATATCCGACCCGTCATGGTACACATCCCAGTCAGTACCGTTGGTCGTGCCGAAAGCTATAGCC